GGGAGCTTCACGTTCTCATCGACTAGCGATTGATCCAGAATCAGGATATATACCATCACCATCCATTTTTGGATCCTCTACAGAAGATATGGATTTTATGAAAATAGCCCGAACACCTATGCTATTGGCGCAACTTAAATGGAATACTACTGATAATCCAGGAGCATCCCTTATGGAAGCACCCGTAGCCCCTAGTGTAGCCCCACAAATACAGGTTAATGGAGTAAATGTTCAATTGATGTCATATTTGGCATATGTAGCTCAATTTTTCAATTATTGGCGTGGTGGCATCATATACGATATAGAATTCGTAGCCACCCGTTATCATTCTGGAAGATTGTTAGTTTCATATCAACCAAATTATTCAGTTCCCACATATTCAGCAGCATCATCATCTAATCCCAACGTGATTCTTGATATTCAACAAACATCTAAAATATCTTTTATGGTTCCATTTACGTCTCCGACAGCAATGAAAACAACCCGTAACAACGCTTCAGATGAATTTGAAACAGGATTTGTGCGTATATTTGTTCAGAACAGATTATGTGCAGCATCTAATGTTCCTTCTGATATAGAAATAAACGTTTATGTCAGAGCAGCAGAAGATTTCCAGTTTTATGTTCCTAGAGCACCAACTTTTAATTTTCAGGTTCCCCCAACTCCTACACGAAATGCTATTCCTTCTATTTCAGGAATTGAATTACAAAGTAATCGAACAAAGGATGAGGGTTCTTCGACTGTAGCTCAGTTATGCTTAGGATCAGGAATTTCGCCACCTGAGCAAAGGTTTGGAGAATCTTATTCGATGCTAGATTTAATACGTAGATTTACATTCTTGTATAAAAGTCAATTACCAGTTAGTGTAGCAGAAAACCCGTTTCAAGTTGATCCAGGAAATTCACGATTTCATGTTCATCCTCGTTTAACACCAGGTTCACCATTTGCTAAGACTATGACGATATCAGATAATTCTTATCTTTCACAAATAGGAAGAATCTTTTCGATATGGTCTGGCTCCATTAGGTATAAATTTGTTAATCCTCGTTCACGAAATACAGAATCAGCATTGGCAATAACCCATTATCCAGATTGGGATTTTATTCCAAATGGTACCGCTTCAATACATACAGCAGGGTATGGTCTTACTTTAACTACTTTAGCTCAAGATAACACATTGGAAGTGGAAGTTCCTTACTATTCACCTTTCAATTTTCTTTTAACAACATTGTTACCAGATGATCTTGATGCTGATGGTTTTAGATATGATTCTATGCCCTTAGAAAATGGCGTTTTATTACAAACAGTTTTTGGTACTGTACCTGATGAAGCAGAAGGCAACGTAACACAATATGTGTTTATAGCTGCTGGTGATGATTTCAGGTATGGATATCTCCGACCCCCTAGCATTACACAGGCAAATAATGCTATCTATTCTCTTGATAAAGTTTTACCCTAGGATCTTATCTCTATAGACGGTTAATGAAAGTGGCAGCCCCACGGAAATTAACTTGGAAGAGGTTGGCGTAACGACCCAGCTTCGATTGATAAGAGAATCTCAAAACTTTTAGCCGCGCAGGCAATGGAGGGCTCTCCTAGTGTTTCAACTCGAAATAGTAGCTATTGGCACTAGTGATCCTGTCCTAATCTTCAATGTATCAAGAATGGAAGCTTTAAATCAACAAAACCCCCAGGAATTGTCTTTATTGGAACTCGCCCGGAATAAAATTTTTGAACTCTATGAGGAATGTGATATCTTTGAATATTTTAGTGGACTTACACATAATATATTCACAGAAGATCAATCTAATAGAGCACTCTATTCGACACTCCCCGACGTAACTGAAGAAACTGGTTTCAACTATATTGAATACCCAGATGATATCTGGAATCATATAGCTGATGCCTTGTATGCCTTTTACCCTAACCGACCGGAATATCTCTATGAAGATGCCATGTATTGGACCTTAAATGGTTCTGAATATTTGAACATTTTTCATCACGGAATGAACGAGATGTACTTGACGCACAACTGTAATCATTACGCTATCAGTTGGCTGACTTGGATATCTTATCATCGTATGAGAAAGAATTTGACTAATGATTGGATAGTAGATATGAAGATGTTTTTCATCGCATCAGAAAATCTACTTGATAAATTTTTCAAATTACCTTTCTTATACAAATCGGAATGTACCCTTTGTCCACATTGGGCCTGCGATCATCCATATTGCAGATCTGATGTTGAAGAAGCATACTCGTGGTATAAATTGTATTATTCAGTTGACCGCTATCGAAGTTTGTTCTCGTTCAAGGAATTCAAGGATTATACCTTTAGTTTTGAAGGACCCGATCAAAGGCTCTTTAGTGGAAAATTTGAACCTCGAGAAGAATACCATCGAGTTATACCATCACATCCCATTGCTATCGCAGATAGTTTTGATCCTCTATATTCTATGGAAACGGATATGGTTCCGTCAGGAATTGAAGAAGATATAGAAGAAGAATTGTCAAAACCTATTCAGCGTTTAGCTCAAAAGACATTACGGATAATCAACGAACATCAGCGAAAAGTTAGCAAGTTCACTGAGAAGAGACAACAAGCTAAAATGGACCGTCAAGTTAAACATAAGCTTCGAAAACAAGCTTATAAAATTGAAAGACAACTAGCTCGTGAAGGAAAGCAAGCCATACCATCTGGTTTAGTTTCAAATTCCTATCAAGCATTAATCCATTCA